GTCTAAATACCGTCTAATTTACGGAATAGATCCAGACAGTAAAGCTCATGGCGTAGCTATCTTTTTTGATGGCCAGCTGAAAGAGCTAATGATGTTGACACTGGTAGAGCTTATTGAAGTTGCACGAGTAGATCGTGAACTAGGCTACAAGCACACATTATTTAGCATTGAAGATACGACCGCTAATAAGTTTGTTTATCGCAGGAACACTCAATCAAGCAAGGCACTTCAAAGCAACATAGCAATGCGTATTGGCATGTGTCAGCAATCACAAGTTGAGCTTATGCGTGTATTGGATAGTTTTGATATTCCTTACGTTCTGCATAAACCAACAGTGAAAAACTGGGCAGATGAAAAAGCGTTGTTTATGAAAGTGACAGGCTGGAAAGGCCAGAGCAACGTAGATACCAGGAGCGCAGCTTACTTTGGATTTTTAGCAGCAAAATAAATTGTGGGAAAGGTTTTATATGATTGAACGTAAGTACAGTAAGAATAACGGATCCCAACCGGTAGCTGGCGACATAAAAGTTGATGCTAAGTTTCGATTTGGTATGGACGTATGCGGCGTTAAAGCTATTAATCTTCCGTGGTCGTATGACCTGATCGCTCCGGTTTATGAGTGGCGATTACACGTAGAAGAAGGTAGCGGCAATACGCTGCTTAACCATGCTGACGATAAAGATTATCGCTTTAAAAATACGGCCCCGTCACAAGTTGATACGGACAATAACGATGTGCCTAACCTATCTAACATTAATTATGATAGCCCAGTACGGGATAAAAAGCATTGGGATGGAAGAGTGTTTAAAACTGCGGCTGATCTAGCCAGAAACAGTCATGCCAAAGAGTTTCTTGACGCTACATTCTATGAGCATCTTAGAAAAGAAGGCGAGAGAGCCAACGCTGAGTTTTCTAAAAAATGGACACCAAAAGAAAAGGTTACTACAAAGCAGGACCGGTATTTAGATGAAAGCGGTGAAGACATCATAGATGGTAGCCACAACAACGGCGGCATTACTGACTATTACGCGATAAAGCCAGAATGGAAAACGGGTATGGACATTATTGAAGATAGAGAAATGAATTACTCGCAGGGTTCAATCCTAAAAGTCGGGCTTACTTTTAATGTTGGCAGGCATGAAGGCACTAATTACGAGCGAGACTTAAACAAGATTATCTTTCATGCTGAACGTGAGTTAGCGAGAATTAAACCATGAAAACAGAATTAAAAGCATCAGGAAGGATAGTCATTAAAGCTGAAACAGAGCTTGAATCTTATGCGCTTTACCAGTGGTCAAGCGAAAACAGCGCGCTAACTCCAAACATGAAAATTGATTCTAAATTTGATATTGATGCTTCAGAAGCCAGCATCTACGAGCTTCAAAAATGAGCAAGACATCAAAAAGACGCACTGAAAACACACCATTGGTAGAAAAGAACCTAGACCAAGTTAAGTACGGCGTGAGAGACAAGTCAGTTGATACATTTAAGGTGAACGGGGGCAAAAAATGACTGAGAAGCCACAACCGGCAAGGGCTTTATTCTTCTCACTTGCCGATTACGAAGAGTTTGAAGCAAAGCTTAAGGAAGCAGGCCGATCTAGATTTTTGTTTATCCAGGGTAGACGAATAGTCAATGTTGATTCCAGATCGGCAGATTGCAGAGACAAAGCATTATGTGTCGGTAAGTTTACTATTAAAAACCTGCCTCACTATGAGGGCTTGTTATCACAAATTCACAAGGTTGCAGTCAATTATGAGCAAACGATATTTAAAATCTGAGGCAAATAGAGTGCTTGTAGAGTGGGCTAGAAATATGAGAGCTGGATATGTGAACCTTAAAGCATCCGGTGTTAAGTTTGATGGTAATGGCGGTGACGGTTATATCGAGGGCGATTACTCACCAGAAGAGAAGCTTTGCTTAAATGAAATGACATTTATACGGGTGAATGAAGTCAGTATTTACAAAGTTGCTGAGCTTGAATATATAAATCAAGCCATGTGGCTGGGTGATTGCAGAATTAAAGGCGGCTGGTATGACAATGATATGACTAAATATGAAGTGATAAAGCCCACTAGATTAGATTACTTAAATTATATCCATCGTACGTTCGGCATAAATAAAAACACGTACTACAGGAGATTAGATAGCTTGCAGTCACAAGTTTATAAAAATGTAGTGATGATGTGATGTGCAATAACTGTACATAAAATGCGCATAAAATGTACAAACTATAGGGAATAAATATGGTTTAATAGTACATCCTTCGCAGAAGTGACTAATAACGTCATGCAGCGAAAAACCACAGAATATATAGCCTCGCTTATCTCACGATATACGGGGCTTTTTTATGGAGAGTTACTTTGGCAGACCTTAAAAGCCACGCAATAGAAGCGGGAACAGTAAAGGTAACACAGGGAATAGGCGTAAGTGTTGCTATCTATGGTGGTTACACGGCTCAAGAATGGGGCGTTATTGCTGGTATTGTCATTGGGTTGCTCAGTCTTGTCATTCAAGCAGTATTGACTTTCTATTTTAAGAACGAAACCTTGAAGCTGGAAATGCTGAGACTTGAAAATGAATCAAGTAGAAAAGAGCATTAAAGCACTATGGCGTTAACAGAAAAAAGAGAAGCCTACTGCCAAAAATTTGTTGAGCTAGGCGATATGTCAGAAGCGTATCGAGAGGCTTATCCAAAATCAAGAAAATGGAAAGACAGGTCCGTAAATGTAGAGGCGTCTAAGTTACATAAAAATACTAATGTTTTACTAAGGGTAAAAGAATTACAGGATGAAGCAAAAAAACGCTCAGAAGTAACCGTAGATAAAAAGAAAGCATGGTTAGTCCAAGTAGTCGAACAGTCATTACGTCAAGTAGAAGTTACAGACAATGAAGGTACTGGCATTGGCGAGTTTAAGTTTGATGGTGGCACGGTTGTTAGAGCTATCAATGAGCTAAACAAAATGGATGGCGACCATAGTGCCGTGAAGAGTGAGCTTACCGGTAAAAATGGCAAGCCTATTGAGACAGTTGCCAAGGTTCAGCGGTTAAACTTTTTACCCGTTGGCAATAAGACTAAGTGAGTGAGGAAGTTGAAGATCTCGATATTGAGTATGTTAAGAATTTAATACCGATTTTCACTAAGCCAAAACGCATAAAGATAATAGTAGGTGGCAGGGGTTCAACTAAATCAACCGGTGTTGCTGATTATGTTAACGCCAATATGTCAGTGGGCCAGCTATGGTGCTGTGCCAGGGAACATCAAAACAGTATTGAGGAATCAGTTCATCGTACATTGCTAGATGAAATCGACCGGCTTGGCCTTGCTGGATTTATACCCAGTAAGACAGGAATAGACCATGCCAGCGGTGGTCGTAACTTCTACAGGGGCTTGTCACGAAACATTTCTTCATTGAAAAGTACGTTATCCGGTATTGATGGCTTATGGATTGAGGAAGGTGAGGACTTATCCGAGAACACATTACGGGTTTTAACTGCATCGGTACGGCTTAACGCCAAAGACTCTGAACGGCTAATAGCTGGTGACGATGTGAAGATGCCTGAAATCATTATCACAATGAATAGAGGGTCATCAAACGGTGCGGTAGCTAAAAAATGGTTAAAGCGTGCTGATAAAGAATTAAAGCGTTGCGGCTATTATGAAGATGAAGCCGTGATGATAGTCGAAATGAATTACACCGACATGCCAGAAGAGTGGTTTTTAGCCTCTGGTCTTGAAGTAGAACGTAAAGATGACTACCTGAATCTGCCAAGAGCGCAATACGATCACAAGTGGTTAGGCGCTTACTTAGATGAAGTAGCAAATTCAATCATTCCAGTTGAATGGTTCGATGCTGCCATAGATGCTCACATCAAATTAGGCTTTAAACCGGTTGGGGCTAAGATTGCCTCACATGATCCAAGTGATTTAGGTCCTGATCCGAAAGGCTATTCATTAAGACACGGCTCAGTATTCTTAGATATCAGAGAATTAGCCAGCGGTGATGTCAATGAGGGGTGTGATTGGGCCACTAACTTAGCAATAGAGGCAGGAGCGCATTGGTTTAATTGGGATTGTGACGGATTAGGTGTAACGCTTCGTAGACAAGTAAGTGAATCATTAGCTGGCACCGGCATTAAGTGGTCAATGTTCAAAGGTTCTGAATCGCCTGACAATCCTGACGATATCTATATGAGTATCGGTGCTGAGAATGAACCAGCTGTTCAAGTTGATAAACAACAGGCCAGAACTAACAAAGATACGTTCAGGAATAAACGCTCTCAATATTATTGGGCATTAAGAGACAGGTTCTACAACACGTATCGAGCAGTCGAGAAAGGCATTTACACGGACCCAGGCGAAATGATCAGTCTTTCATCTGATATTGAGAACATGGATTTAATTAGATCTGAGGTATGCAGAATACCTAGAAAGCTCAACGGTAATGGTCTTATACAGATATTAAGCAAGGTAGAAATGGCTAAGCTTGAAATTGACTCACCTAACATGTCCGACACGATGATGATGAGTTTAGCAGCGGTGCAAACAGCACCACCAAGAATTAAAGCGCGCACAGTGAAACGCACTAGCGCCCGAGGATGGACTTAATGGCAGTACTCAACATTAAAACACCAGCAGAGGTCGAGCAGCAAAGGAATGAAGCTGAAAACCCTGTAAAGCCAAACTCTGATCTAACTACGTCACAATTAGCAGCACATATACGCCGTGCTTGGGAGCGTAACCGCAACCATAAAAACAGTACTGGAATAACTAAACGGTTACTTGCTGTTAAGCGTCAGCGTGTTAGTGAGTATGAGCCAGAAGTATTGCAAGAAATACGTGAAGGCGGTGGTAGTGAAATATATATGCCGCTGACTGCAACAAAATCAAGAGCAGCTAGTTCTTGGATAACAGACATTATGATGCCTGCAACCGATAAAGCCTGGGGCATTGAATCAACACCTATTCCAGAATTGCCAGAATCATTCACACAGGCCATTGAACAACAAGCATTTACAGAATTGCAGGCTAAATCACAAGAAGGTGAGCAGATAACGCCGGAAATGGCCGAAAACCGCATTGATGAATTAAAAGCCATCATTAAAGAAGAAGCCGGTGAACGTGTCAAAACCGCTAATGAAGGCATGGAGCTATTAATAGAAGATCAGCTGGCAGAAGGTGGTTGGGATGAAGCACTATCTGAGTTCATTGAAGATTTTACAACATATCCGACAGCTATATTCAAAGGTCCAATAGCGTCAAGACGTGCAACACTGAAATGGGGCGAAGGGTTTAAGCCCATCAAAACGGTTGAAGTAGGCTATGAATTTAGTCGTGTATCGCCGTTCGATGTTTATCCTTCTCCCAGTGCTTCATCACCGGATGATGGTGACTTTATTGAACACGTTCGTTATTTCCCTGCTGACTTATACGACATGATCGGCACACCAGGCTATAGCAAGACAGCGATTGAAGATGTTTTACGTGAAGGAAGGTTAGGCGCGTTGAATGGTTGGATGCTGGCTGAGACTGAGCGGTTCCAACTTGAAAACAAAAGCACTATATATAAAGAAGAGATCGACGCAATTCATTATTTCGGCAATATTCAAGGCTTAATGCTGTTGCAGTGGGGCGTAGATCCTAAAACAATTAAAGATCCATTGGCCTACTTTGATGCTGATGCAATCTTAATCGGTCGCCATGTTATCCGTGCTGTTATTAATCGTGACCCTTTAGCACGTAGACCTTATTACACCACAAGCTTTGAACGTGTTGCCGGTTCTTTTTGGGGAACATGCCCACCTGAATTGATGGCCGGTATTCAGCGTATGTGTAACGCCTCGGCTCGTGCTTTGGCAAATAACATGGGCTTGGCTTCTGGTCCACAAGTAGATATCAATGTAGGCCGCTTAGCAGATGGTGAAGAGGTAGGCGACATTAGACCGTTCCGTACATGGCAGACAGTAAGCGATCCAAACGGCGGCAGTAATGCAGATCCAGCTATCAAATTCTTTCAAGCTGACAGCAATGCTAGCGAATTATTAGGCGTGTACGACAGATTTGAGCGCATGGCAGATGATGCTACTAACATTCCTCGCTATGCTTATGGTAATGAGAACGTAGGCGGTGCCGGTCAAACTGCATCTGGTTTATCTATGTTGATGGAAAGTGCCAATAAAGGCATTAAAGCGGCTATCCGTAACATTGATAAAGATGTGATCCGTAAAGTTATCGAGCAAGTATGGTTCAACAATATGCTTTACCACGAAGATCCAAGTATTAAAGCAGATATTAAAGTGGTTGCTCGTGGTGCTGCCGTATTAATTGCCAAAGATAGCTCACAAGCAAGACGGGCAGAAGTACTTGCAGCTACAAACAATCCTACTGATATGGCAATAATTGGCCCGAACGGTCGTGCAGAATTGCTACGCGACTACTTCAAAGGCGCTGACCTGCCAGATAACATTATCCCAAGCAGTAGCGATATTAAAAAGCAAGTTGAGCAGCAGAGTAAGCAGCCTAATCCTGACATGGCAAAAATAGAGCAGCAAGCACAGGAAGCCAAGCAAGACAATGAGCAGAGTGAACGCGAATCTAAACGTGATGCTGAAACAGATATTGCCGTTGCACAGCTACGATATGACGAAAGAATGGAACAAGAAAGCAAAAAAGAAGAAATGACTAGAGGC